TGGGTGATAATTAAGAGAAAGTCGAACTCACTAACGCACCTGATTTATGCGATGGCTACTCGCGAAAACAGGCGATTCACGGCGTTAGTGAGCATGCGAAAACCCGCAGTGACAATTTCTTTCGTTTCGTTACGCCGCGCTTCTTCATGAGCCAGGGCAATCATCGTTTCACCAAGTGGCACGTCCGCTTCGCGTGCCAAAATTAGCGCCGTTCGAAAATCTGGTAGACGTTCACTCTTTACGTATCGATCCAAAGAGCGTTGATTTAGGCCCATTTCCTTGGCTGCTCTATTTACGCTTCGGCCTTTCATCGCTCGCTCTATCAATTCCGCGTACGTCATACAAATCTCCAATTGGTGAGTATTGGACCGTTTGGGCTAACATTCAAATTAGACCAATTGGTCTGAGTCCGGTTTGTCTTAGACCGATTGGCTTAATCGGTAGTCTATCAGCGCTGCGGAAAAGGTAAACCCCGTGCGCTGGGCGTAGACATGTCATAAGCAGGGAGACAGTGTGCGGGATGCTTTAGTGCGGGTCTGCCAGCAGGGCAGTGAATCCAGTTTCCTTACGCTGGTGCCGGTCGAAGTCGGTGCACCGGCGAATCCGTTCCTTCAGTAGTGATGAAGCCGGCTTGCGTGCAGTCGGGTGCCGTCGCGTCGCTGGATTTTGTTCCGCGCGTGTTCGGTCCTGCCCGTCCGCTGCCGGATGATGTGCGGGTATGTCCTCATGGTGATGACGTACCTGAGTTGTGCGCGTGGTGTGGTGTCGATCGCGTGGGTAGTTGCGGTGCCTGTAGTGACTTGAGCGCGGTAGAGCGCTAAGCGTCTTACGTCGAGTGCGTGAGTCTGTTATCCGCCTGAAAAGGCTTTATTCATTGTGAATAGTAGTCCTAACCTCAAAGGGGTATTTATGAATTCGCAAAAGCTGAAGGTTCTCCAGGTCATTAATCGTTCGGGTATTGCCAGGAAGACTGGTAACGCATGGTCGATCTTTTCCGCGCAATGTGTGCTGGAACAAGAGGTGGACGGTAAGCCGCAGCTGCTCGTCGGCACGATCAATTTGCCCGATGCGCTGAAGGATACGGAGCCGGGTGATTACCTCGCGAATTTCGCATTTTTCCAGTCGATGGAAGGCAGGCTCGAACCGCGTATTACGTCGTTGCAGCCGTGGGGGCGTCCAATGGCGCGTCCGAAGTCGGATGCGGTCCCGGCATAAGTTGCCTCGGTGCGGGCCGTGCAGTTTGCGGTCCGCTTTTTTCGCATGCGAAAGGCGGGGGACGTGATGGCGGGTAGAACAAGGAAAGCTGCGGCGGTGCCATTGAATGGGGACGTGTTTCCAGCGTCGGATGGTCCGGCGTTGCAGTTTGTCGCTCTGGATGTGATCGACATGCCGGAGCAGGTGCGGACGACGTTCGATGAGCAGGCGCTTATCGAGCTGGCGGACGACATCAAGGCGCGCGGGATTCTTCAGCCGGTGTTGTTGCGTACGCCGGTCGAGGGGCGGTATCGGTTCATCGCGGGTGAGCGTCGGATTCGTGCGGCCCGCATGGCGGGGCTGTCGGCAGTGCCCGCGCTGGTTGGTGACGTGAGCGAAGAAGCTGCGGACGACATGCAGCTTGCGGAGAACATCCAGCGCGAAGAACTGAGTTTGCAGGATGAGGCGCGGGCGATCCGGCGGCTGTATGACCGGCTCAAAAAGGTCGATCGGGTAGCCGGTCGCGTGAAGAAGTCGTCCGCGTGGGTATCGAAGCGGCTCGCGCTGACCTATGAGGGTTTTGACTGGCGCGCGAAGAAGCTGCTTGAGGATGGCATAACAGAGGACGTGGAGCTGCTTCAGGCGGTCGCGAAAGTGGGCGAGCTGAGCCAGTCGCATGCGTCGGAGCTGGATATCAACATCCGGCAGGGCAACGCAGGACGAAAAGAGGCGAGGGCGGTCCTCGCGGAACTGAAGAAAAAGCCGGCAGCACCGGCCAGGCCTGTTGCAAGTGCAGCGGCTGCTTCTGTGCCGTCGTTGCCGGATGAAGTGCCGTCGGATGCGCCGATGCCGGCAGAGAGGTCTGCCGCCGCCTTCGATGGCCGGGTGGTGCTATGGGAACTGGCGGAAAACCTGCGGCATGAGCAGTGTCCGCCTGTCGATGAGCTGGTGAGCGAGTTTTCTGTTGAGCAGCGGGCGGCGATTCTGGATGTCTGTCGCGATGGGTTCGAGCTGGGCGAGTCGTGCGTGGGGTTCGAAGCGCTGCAACTGGTGCGGCGTATATCCGGGATGCAGGCGGCTGAACATCTCGAAGACTGGTCGCTGGCGGCGTTCACGCTTGGCGCGTTTGCGATGCCGTTTGAACTGGGGACGTTGCTCGCCGAGATGCGTATCGCGATTCACAACGGCTAGTTCAGGAGAGAAAGGAGCGGCAATGCAGAGTCTTCCGCCAGATTCAGTCGAGCAGATTGCAGGACAGCTAACGTTTCTGAACGTGATGCTGTTCGTGTATCTGCTCTGTAAGGGTGTCGGATATGCGTCTGCGGTGCTGGCGCGGCGCGATCCGCCAAAGAAGTTGATCCGTTCGAAGCCGGCCCGGTCGGACGAATCCTAATCGGTGGGCTAAATCAGGGAGAAAAAAATGTTTGCAATGTTGAAGGGTGTGAAGCGTGCTGCGGTTGGTGCGGCGGTTGCGGTTGCGTCGGCTGGCGCTTTCGCGCAAACCTCGGATGCCTCGACGTTCGATCCGACGGCAATCGTCGCGTCGATCAACAACGTGGCGCCGGCGCTGGTGACGGTCGGTGGTGCGGTCCTCGGCGTCGTGGCCGTGGCTTGGGGTATCAAAATGGTTCGTACGTTCCTCGGTCGTTGATGTTCGGGGGATGACCTGACGGTTCGCGACGCTTTCCTTGTGGGGAGCGTCGCTTTTTCGTTTACGGGGCGGGTATGAGTGCAGGGCTCGATGTGGTGGTGTGCGCTCCGGCGTCGGGCGCTGCGGCGGGGTCGGTGCTGGCCGGGGGTGCGGCGGTGTCGTGTGTGATGGGTGACGGGACGGCGGGCCAGCTGTCGGTAATGCGGCTGGATTTGATGGATACGGGCTCAGGTGCCGATGGTTCGGGTGCTGGCCTGGCAATCGGTGGCGCGGTGTTAGGTGTGCTGGCGGTGGCGTGGGGGTTGCGTCATCTGCGCGATTTTATTGCGGGTTCAGCGGGGGAATAGCGTGAGCTACTGGATCGAGCTGGTGATAGTGGTGGCGACGTGCTACGGCGCGGGAATGATTCTGTTCGGTTGACTTGCGGGGTGATGCGTGGGATTCGGCGTGCGGTTTGGTTCGTTCATTCTGTCCTGTGGCGTGCTGCTGTTCGGCATCCTGTTCACTGCGCCTCGTGACGTTGCGTATGCGCAGCAGACTCCATCGGGCGGCTCCGGGCTTATCAACCGGATTATCGAGAAGACGGTGGAGAGTAAGGCGGCGCAATTGGGAATTGGTGCGCTCGATAGCGTGGTTGGCGCGACTGAGGCTGCCATGTCTGCTGCGGCTGGTGCTGCTGGTGCGGGTGCGTGGCTGGGTGTGCTGGCTAGCGTTGCGGGGCCGTTGGGTTTGCTGACTCAACCGACGCCGCTCGGTGATGGTTCATTGACGGCGTGGCAGTTGAATCATGACGGGACGGTTTCGGTGTCGCATGCGACGCCGGATACGTCGGGTGGCGGGAGTGCCAGTCCGTTTTCTCCCTTGCAGTCAGGGGCGCCGTATTTTTGTGTAATTGGTGGTCAGGGTAGTTGTGCCGCGTTTTACGGCTCATCGGCTGAGGCGCTTTTGCAGGAATCCATGCAGCAGGATTCGGATAACCCCGTTGTTGACGGGGTGTCGTCAAATGGCTGCGACGTTGACAGTAATGGTAGTGGAACGTGTTCCTATACGATGGTGAGCCGGTTCACGCCCGCTACTGGTACGGTTAAGACTCTGAAGGTGGCGAGGATTTCGGACGGTAAAGGGTTTCCGTTTGGAAGCTGTGATTCGGGTATGTATGGGGACAGTGGCTGTGTCACGTATGAGACAGTCAGGCCTCTTCCGCCGGTCACTGAGTCGGGTTCGTCCGCGTCGTCCGGTGTCCCGTCGTCTGATCTGGATGATCCGCTGAGCCCGATTATTGTTGCTGCGCTCGCTGACGCGCTTTGGGAGAGTGCTTCGCAGCAGTCCGGGTATAGCGGTATTCCTTACCCTGCGTCGAACCCTATAACGTCTGCGGATACGGGGGCTATTGAGAGTTCGAGTCCGTCGAGCTGGCCTAGCGTCGGTAGTGCGTCGTCTCCGGCTTCTACGCCTTCGGGCGCCAGTAGTCCGTTTCAGATCACCTCGCCCAGTTCGGGTACTGACCCGGGCACAGGTACGGGCACCGATCCGGGTACCGGTACTGGCACTGATCCGGGTACAGGCAGTGGTACCGATCCGGGCACCGGTGACGATTCGGGGTCGTCTCCGTCAGATACGCCCGATCTTTGCCAGCTCGATCCGTCGATCATTGCGTGTCAGCAGCCTGGCTCTGCAATTGCGCCAACGTTGCCTTCGAGCGATGCGACGGTTTCGGTTACACCCGTTACGGTTGGCGCATCGGATGGCGTATGTCCTTCGCCGGTGAGCATCACGGTATTCGGGATGGGGCTCTCGTTCTCCTATCAGCCTGAGTGCGATTTCATGTCTCGTGTTCGTCCGTTCGTTCTTGCGGCGTGCGGGATTATTGCGGCATTGATCTTCGGTGCAGGGCTCAAATCATGACCGGTCTGGCTGCGTGGTTGATGTCGCTGGCAGGGCCGCTGCTGATTCAGGCGCTCGTGGCGCTCGGCGTGGGTGTCATGACGGTGGTGGGTTTCGATGCAGCGTTCAGCCAGCTTGTGATCTGGATCACGACAGGCGTGTCGGGGCTGCCGTCCGATATGGCTAACGTGCTGGCAATCGGCGGTGTGTTCCAGGGCGTGTCCTACATTCTCGGCGCGGTGTCGGCGCGAGTCACGCTAGCGGGTATCTCTGCGGCCAAAAGGTTCTTTCTCAAATGATCACGTTGATAACGGGTGTTCCCGGCAGTGGCAAATCGCTGTATGCCATATGGTCGCTATTGCCTGAGTTGAAGCGGGGGCGACGGCTGCTGGTCGATGGCGTAAAGGATCTGGCTATCGATCACGTCATGGTCGATGAGCCGTGGATCCGCGAGTGGCACACGCATGTGGAGCCGAACGATATCGTGTTCATTGATGAGGTTCAGCGCATCTGGCCGCCGGTGTCGGTCAGCACGAAGCCGACTGAGGATATCGAGAAGCTGCACGTGCATCGTCATCTGGGCGTCGATTTCGTGCTGGTGACGCAGAATCCGCAGCGAATGAACAAGACAGTGCGTGACCTGGTCGGGCGGCACGTACATGTGCGGCGCCTGTTCGGAATGAATCGCGCGATGCTTTACGAGTGGGACTCGTGCCATAACGTCAGCAATCTGCGTGATGCGGTGAAAACTTCGTGGCGGTATCCGCGCGATGTGTTCAGGCTGTACACCAGTGCGGAGCTGCACACGAAGCCCAAAGCCGTGATTCCGAAGTCACTGTTTATCGTGCCGGTTCTGGCTGTGGCTACGGTTGTGCTTGGCTATTCGGGCTTCAGGATGATTCACGGTGGCTTTGGTCACGCCAATGCGTCGAAGTCGGGTGCATCAGGGGTGTCCAGTTCGGCGGGAGCTGCTGCTGCGCCGCTCGCGGGGTCTGCGGTCGTGTCGGATGACTGGCGGGTTGCGGGGCGGTATGCGGATGGCGTTCGTGGATATGTCGTGCTGGTGAATGGCCGTGGCGCCTTGCGACTGGAAGACTCGGCGGGCTTCAGGGGCGACGGCGTGCTGACTTCGGGCGTAGTGGATGGTCGGCGGGTTGCGTCGTGGTCGGGGGCGTCGTCGGCCGTGGCGGTGTCGAAATGAGGCGGGCGGTTGTGGTGCTGCTGTGCTGCGTTTCGTTCGGCGCGCGGGCTGCGGGCGTGGATATTCCGACGTTGCCGGCGCTGCCTCCGTTGCCTGTATCGGGCGTGGCTGCACCGGTCGCGGTGCCTTCTCCTGTCAAGCCGCTGCCGCACGTTCGTAACGGCGCGTTCGATCTGCGATTCGTGAACGTGGGGCAGGTGGTTGATCTGGTATACGGCGATGCGCTGCATATTCCGCATGTGATCGCGTCGGACGTGTTGCAGGATGATCGGGTGGTGTCGTTCCAGTTCGATAGCGGCAAGGGCGATCTGAAGCAGTTCGTGCGTAATTTTCTGGATTCGGAAGGTTTTCAGGTCGTGACGCGGGACGGCGTGGATTACATCTCGCGCAAGCCTGCCGATGTGGTGCCGATGGATCGTGAGACATGGGTGTACAGGCCATTGCATCGGAGTGCGGCGTATCTGGAAAGTATGGTGAACCCGCTGTTCTCCGGTCGCGTGTCGATGCAGGCGCTGTCTGCCGCGGCTAATCCGTCGTCGGCGTCGTCGTCAGCCTCGATGCCGGTGGCTGCATCGGGCACGGCTGCCGCGCGGCCCCCCATGAGTTCAGTTGCGCCTGTCGTACAGCCTGGCGTTTCGGCGGGCGATCAGCTGGTGATCGTTGGTTCCGCTCGTGATGTGCGCGACGTTCGCCAGCTCGTGCCGCAGCTCGATACGGCAGTGGGTGAAGTCGTGGTGCGCGGCTGGGCCTATGAGGTTGACGATACAGACGGCAGTAATACCGGGTTCAGCATTGCCTCGAAGCTGCTGGGCGTTGGGCTCAATGTGAGTTCGGGCGCGACGGCTGCGGACGTGAATGCGCTGCAGTTTGACGCGGGGCGGCTGTCGTTCGCAATCTCGGCGCTCAAGTCGGATTCACGGTTTCGCGAGCTGTCATCGCCTAACGTGCGGTGTGTGTCGGGGCAGCAGGTCAGGCTCAATGTCGGTCAGCAGGTGCCAACCGTGTCGAGCGTGAGCTTTCAGGGGGCGAGCGGCACGCCTGTGCAGTCGATCGAGTATCAGGATGCGGGCGTGATCTTCAACGTGACGCCAACCGTCCTGAGCGACGTGATCCAGCTGAACATCGATGAGGAGATTTCGAGCTTCGTGAACACGACAACGGGTGTCAGCGGCTCGCCCACGAAGAACACGCGCTCATTGCAGACGGTGGCCGACATGAAAGACGGCGAGGTGATCGTGCTGGGCGGGCTGCTGCAGGATCAGGCCTCGCAAACCAAAAGCCATGAGTGGTTCCTGCCGTCGCTTCTCGATGGTCGCACGACATCCAAAGGGCATACAGAGGTCGTGCTCGTTCTGCAGGTGCAAAAGCTCTAGTGGCCGGCGAGCGTGAATGCGTAGTAGAGCCCGACGACGACGGCGATCCAGATAAGTGCGATGACGAACAGTGGCGTGCGTCGGCGCTTCTCGGTCTGATCGACGACGCTCTGTAGCAGGTTGGGTTTGCGGGCGGTCTTCTGCTTGTACTCGTTGCGGTACCAGTCACGATCTTCGAATGCCATGTCTTTCCCCGGTTGGCGAAGCGGCGATTCTATCAGCGTGATGTGGCGCGGGCGGGCGTCTAGCGTCAGGAGTGTCCGGGCGTTGATCGCAGCGATGGTAGGGCGTGGGCGTGCCTGCGGAGTCGTGGCGGTTATCGCGCGGCTCAGCGCGGCCTCCCGGACCGAGTAGCGGGTATCGGCGTTGTGGCTGAACGTGAGGCACAGGCGGTGATCGCGGCCGCCCCTCACTGCAAGCTGCCTTTGTGGGCGCCTGAGTGCCGCTGCGGTGAGCATATGCGCCGGATGCGGGCCTGCCGGTGGGTGGTGAGGGGCTGGTGGTGGCGCGCACGGGCGCATGCCTCCAGCGAGCCGTAGGCCGCAGAGGCAGGCGCGCGAAGCGCGCCTAAACTTGTACCTCTAACACTTAACGGAAACGACGGCGGGACGGGGCTTGCAGCAAGGTAGGGCGGGGAAGTGCAAAAAGAAAACCCGGCGATCGTTGGCGCGATCCCGGGCGGTGACAAACATCGGATAACAGGATATCCAACGTGAGTACAGACATTGTAGTAGGTAAGCGTTCGTCATTCCAGGATGTTCTGAACGGGGCCGGCTCGATACAGGCATTGAACGCTGCAAGCATTCGCGGTGACGCGGTGCCGGAATACGAATATGAAGGGCCGTTTAGCGATGAATACATCGTGCGCACACAGCGATTTGAGGACGGGCAGCAAGAGGTCGTGGCGTTCAGTGTGGCCGTGCAACGGCGCTTTGACGAGCTGCGGCTGCGTCCTCGTGGGTTGCGTGGCAAGCGTGAGAAGCTGGAAGGCGAAACCGATGATGATGTGATGGTGAAGGCGTCGAAGTCGCTGGAAACCTCGATAGAGCGTTCGCGCCGGATGATCCGCAAGCGCTGCAAGGCGATCCGCGCCGATCGGATGCTGACGCTCTCAACGCGTGCGAACGAAACGCGCGTGGAAGTGTGGGCGAAGTGGTGGGACGAGTTTCGTAGGCGAATGAATCGCCTGAAGGATTTTCACTACGTGGCGGTACTTGAGCGACAAGATCGGGGCGCGTGGCATATCCATGTCGCGGTGCATGGCCGGCAGAACTGGAAGCTGCTGCGCTCGATCTGGATGTCGGTCATCAGCAAGTCGGGTACGGATGGCGCGGTGAACGACAGCGTAGGTAACGGCAAGCGTAAGTGGCTGTTTCAACAGTGGGGTGGCAAGGGACGTGCATCGCGTCATCGGATTGCAACGTACATCGCCAAGTACGTTGGCAAGGGCGGCGACGCGTCGACGTTCAATAAGAAACGCTACTGGACCAGCAAGGGTATCGTGCTGCCAGAAACAATCACATACGCGCATCTCGGCCCGGAGTTGCGCGCAGCAGACGCAATCGCGGCTGCACATGAATGCGTGATCGCGAATGGCGCCGACTGCGGAGCTGCGCAACACTTCTGGAATGGCGGGATTGGCGTTTTCTGGATGGCTACGGGCAACACTGTCTAGTACATCTCTTATAGGGGATGAGTTGTAAGCCAGTCTCGAAGCGCGTTGTTCATGCGCGTTTGCCAGCCTTCGCCACTGTTCTTGAACCGTTCAATGATCTCGGCGTCGTATCGAATCGTGACGGCGATCTTTGGGTTGATGAGCTTTGGACGCCCGCCGCGTCGCTTCATCTGCGCAAACTGTTCGTCGGTCGGCTCGAACGTATCCGGATCGGCGGCGATACCGCGTGCGATCGCATCTTCTTCGGCCGGGGTGTTACGGCGTAGTTTGGATTGCTTGTTCATAACGTTCAATCTCTCGGTTGTTAGCCTTTCGCAAGCTAATGATCCTGAATGTTTCGCCGCGCTGCGTGAACACCACGCAGTAGAGGCGGGAGCTAATCACGGCGTAGCCGATTTCGCGTAGTTCGCCATAGTCCTTACGGTCATCAGGCGCGCACCAGACAGCGGTCCAGTCGATAAATTCGGCCAGCGCCAGTGGAACTCCGTGCTTGTCCTCGTTCGTGACGCTCTTGGGTCGGTCGTAGGTTGTCTTCATCAATTATTGTAGTTACGAAAACTGGGTTAATCAAAGGATTTTTGTAACTACGTTATTCGCGGGTTCCCGCATACATGGCGTCGTTGTTTGCACCCGGCACTGCCGGTGCGGACAGCTCGCTCCGTATGAGTGGACTGGCGTATAGCGATTCGTTCGCAGGCGGTCTTAACAGCCGCGCTGGAATGCTGGCCGGCTGCTGGATTCGGCGTTCGATCTCGGTGTATCCCATCTGGTCGCGCATTAGCTCCAGCTCGAGCGCGTCCAGGCGCAGCACGGCTACGGCCCATGGTGGAATGACGGCACGGCCATTCATCCAGTCCTTGATTGTGCGTTCGTGGCGTCCGAGCTTGCGGCACAGGTAGCGCATTGGCAGGTTGCCTACGTAGTGCAGGAATTCGGCTGACGACGCGGCGTTGTAGCGCGTGAGGATTTTTGGTTTGCGTTTTTTCATGGTGGTCTCGCGTGGGGATTACAGTCTGCGACCATGGATAAAAAAGCCGCTCATGGGAGCGGCTGTTTCGTTGTGTGACGCGAAGTGAGTTCGTATCTTTCATATAAATTACAACCAAAATTTTGGGTGATAATTAAGA